TCAACGGTGCTAACTATTCTATGGTTCCACATTATTTTCTTCCCGCCTTTCTTCCCGTTGCTTTGACTTGATTAAAGCTAGTCATCCTACTGTTTAACTTCCCTATGTCAATAGATAAACTTAGTTGTTGCATATGTAGTTTTGCTCTGTTATCAGGGTTTGCGCTTTCACCTTGCCACTTTCTAGCTTTTTTACTTATCTCGCAATCAAGACCAGTAGAGGCGTTTACCCAATCTAATACCCGTTTGTTGTCATCAACATCCCACAACTTAACACCTAGTGGGTGTAAATAGCTGTCAACCCAAACACGTACGTGCATGGTGTAGTGCATATAACTTGAACACCTAAGCATACCTTCTTCAGCAAACTCTCTTGGGTACTTACCTAGCATCTCTTTACATTGAACCGCTAATGCTCCACATCTATTATCTCTACGCCAGTGCAGTATCAACAACGCATCCCAACTTCTTTGTTTCGGGTGCATCACTTCACCATGCACGTATAAGCCAACTTACCTATGCGGAACTGCTTCATAGTGTCGCAGTCTTGTTGCAAGTGATAAGTGAACGTAGCATTAGACACCATAGTGCCAATGGCAAAACCAACTAGCAATACAATCATAAAGTTTCTAAACTTAGTAACCCATGCCTTGTCATCTTTAATATTAATAATCTCATCCATCATCTTCTCCTTAGCAGTCGCCATAACTTTCTCCATAATTAGCCTCACAAGCCACAGGTAACCCTGTTGCCCATGCAGGTGCGGTTGACATAACCTTCATAACAAACTTCATTGCTTCATCTTTCTCTACTTCGGGTACTACACATACAGCGGCATCGTGTACTGTCAATACCACTGGGTACTTCTTATTAATTTCTAACATTTGCTCACCCACGACGATACGTGCTAGAGCTTGAACTACGTTTTCCACAACTGACCCACCCCATATGTTCACGGGGCCCTTGCGTGACTTGTATACGTATCCGCTATTAGATTCTTCCTCGGTATCTAACTTAAGGTCTGGGTAGCGTATATGCAAACCGTTCGGGAGTTTAATACCAATACCGTCAATCTTCAAGCATTTATGTTTGCCATACCAATATGGTTTAGTGTCATCCCAGTCAGCCAAGTCTTTAAGAACCTTGTCGCCAGCCTTCCATAGCTTAATAATCTGGTCGTTAGTTTCTCTGTATAGCTTAACTATGTCCTTACATTCTTCCTCACTTAGCTCAGCGCCAGGCGGTTGTGTTTTTAACGTGTGTTGTAGTTTTAGCGCACCCGTACCGTAACCCAATCCTAAAACGCACGTCTTACCAACAAAACGTTCAATTGGGTCTTTTTTGCCAATCTCTCTTTCGTATATCTTTGAAGCAAAGACCGAATACACATCGTCGCCTCTAGCGAACTGTTCAACCACATCATCCTGTCCTGCAAGCCACGCGAGCACCCGTGCTTCAATTTGTGATGAGTCACAGTTAATGACAACGTAGCCATCAGGCGCAACAACTGAGTTTTTGAGAGCCTTCTTCTTTTTGTCACGACTCGGTAAGTTTTGGAAGTTAACTTTGTCCGAGCCAGCCCATCTGCCTGTATGCGCACCGTAGTATTTAAGAGGGATAGGTAGCTTGCCCTTGTTCCTCGCTCCAACTGCGATAAAGCGTTCAATACGACTCTCCTCAATAGTAGATTTAGTTCCCAAGCGCACCGCAGCGAGCTGTTGTATGAAGGGGTCATCATGCTCAGTCAATGCAATAAAACCTTCATCATTCTTAGCCAGCGCAAAGGTCTGTTTACCTGTAGCCTTAGATTCTTTCATGGGGGCTTTTACACCGTGGTCTTCTAGAACCTTGGCAAATTGTTTATTACTAGCCAGCTTCTTGCGCACCGCTTCTTCAGTCTCGCACTCAAGCTTTTCCTTAAGACTACCGAGTAATATAATTTTTTCATCTTTGATTTCTTCTAGTCGTTGTTCAAGTAAGCCATCATCCACCAAGAACACAGGATTAATAAACATGCGAAGAGTCATATCTATGAGTTCTAATTCTTTTTGCGGAAACTCGCTCGACAATATTTGGAAGAGCCTTAAAGTTAGCTCTACGTCGTTCTTGCAGTATTCGCCATATTGGGCAAGCTCGCTATTTGTGAAACCAGTTATTGTCTTGCCCTTGGCTTCAATGACCTCAGTGCCTTTAACGCCGATGTTATAGCGTTCAGCCAATTTAGCAAGGCTACCTCCAGCATCAACACCGTGAACCGCACGAGCCATACATAGCGTGTCTAAATAAAACTTTGGATGAATGTTAAATTTCCATGCCAATATCGCACCATCAAACATAGTGTTGTGACAGATGAGTGCAGAGTCCGCCCAATCATACTTAGCTAAATAGCTCTTCACGTCAGCGTGAATCCCTGAATACCAAGTCGTAGGCTCATTGTTAACTTTCACTGCAACCCCAATTACTTGGAATCTGCGGTCACGGATATATTCTTCCGTAGTGAATTTCGTTAGCGAATAGTCTTGAGCGTAGTAGGTCTCAAAGTCTAGTGTGATTAGGTTCACTTAAATCCTTAAATAGCGTGGTGCATAGTTACAAAAATAGGGAGACAAGGTTGAACCCTGCTCCCTAGGTATTACTTCTTAGATAAGTTTTCTAGCTCACGATTTAAATACCAACGAGCCTTTTCCAAGTCTTCTTTGCGATTACCCTTGTGTCCTGCACGAGTAACATACTTCACGACATTACCTAAGTTGTAGCCTAACTTCTTAGCTTCAATAAAGTCAATCGTTTCAATGCCACCGACTTTGTAATGCGCTGGGTGATTGATAGCATCGCTGATGGATGTATTAGAAGTGAACAACTCCATCATACGCATCGGTGGGCGACCCATACGCACCTGCCCACGACCCTGTGAAATGCTATGTAGCATATGTTGCATATCTGCTTTAGCGTTTCTTGCTTTAATCTCTACATCAATCTTCTTAGGGCGACCCATTTTCTTAGCACGTTTAGGTTGTTTGAGTTTCCACAATAGACCATAAGCATACTGCTCTTTGATGCCCATCTTTTCCGCCAATTGCTTAGCAGTGATTTCACGGTTCTCGGCTAATAAACTTCTAGCCGTTCCAGTTTTAGTTACCTTCATTTACTTCTCCTTTTTAGTTGAACTACGTTTTACTGCGACAATACCTGATTCTTCTTTTAGCTTACGAGCAAGCAACATCTCGTCTGCAAACTTATAACACTCTTCGGGACTCGAACCCGTGATTACTTTAAACATCGCAAAGCAATCTCTTAACTCTTCTTCACTCATGGTAATACTTCCTCATAGTTGTCTCGAATTGAGCTAAGTTATCTTCATTGACGATTACTGCAATACCACCTGATGCATCAATCTCAGCTAAGTTTTTTAGTTGTAACGCAGTCGGCTTACCTTTACCTGCCTTGCACTCAACACCAATGAATCTTCCTTTCAAACATACTAAGAAGTCAGGAACTCCACTAACACCATAACCGCCTGTTGCTGGCATAGCATAGTAAACACCCATGCTCTTGAACAAACGCTTAACTTTATCTTTTACTTTTCCTTCAGGTGTCAAAGACATGTTCTTCTCCTATCTATCGTTTCACCCTTCAGTGAAAGCAAATCTTGATGTGGCAGTATGATACAGAAATAAGAATCACTTGCTCGCCAACCAATCTCATCAAAGTCAGGGTTAGGAACATCAGCATTGTATATCTGCATCTTCGCAATAGTCCTGTCTGAATTTATTTGATGTGGCGATGCCAATATCATTGTGAGCCTAGACTTAATACAGTCAGGTAGCGTATCTTCCTTGTAGTGTCGGATATGATTATCTCCAACGAACACATGGTAAGTGTCGCCTTCTCTCATAACAGGCACTCGTGTCAGATTCCAATTAGTTCGATGGACAATAGGTGCTAGGTCTGTGAACATGGTATTAGCATCCAAGTGAGAAAGAAGTGGTTGGGATTATTACGACAGGCAGTATGCACTTCAAGGTCTTTCCAGTAATTATTTTCTTTGGGGATGAAACCGCCAAACACATCATCACTTCGGAACTTGCCTTCAGTAGATGCCTTGAACATAGTCGCAATAGGAATGATGTCAGGGAACTCATCAAGGTTAGGCACTCGTCTGAAGTCCTCAACGATGTCATACTTAGATTCTTTTCTATAACTGTTTGGTGTATCAACTAATTCTCTCTTCACTTTGGCAACCAATAGACTGTGTTCACTGTCCGCACCCACGACATAGAAGGGTTTGTGGAACGCTTGCTCTACTGCTTGTTTCTTTTCTTCTTTAATTTTATCTGCTCGTTCGTATTTGTCAAGTATTTTTTTACATATATCTCTATCTAAAATGTAGTTAGGAGAGCTAGGACTTTCCCCTAGATATGAACGTATCAAAGCATGAGCCATCTCAGGTGTTACTCCGTATATATCTTTAGAGTCATTACCGAAAGAGGATGCGTAATTGCTTATCGCACTATCCCAAGTGTCATGCAACGGTGACATGACTTTCTCAATGCTTGGCACAACATTGTTCTTCTTCAACGAACCCATCAGCGTAGGTAGCTTTACGCTATGTAGTGTTTCACGGTCTGCTGAATCACTGCCTCGCTCCTTCGCATAGAATGGGCTACGATAGTTATACAGCACACCTGATGAGTCTTTCTCTGCCCACACTTTGCACACAGGTAGTCCGTTAGGATATGCCATGTAATACTCATTTCTTTTAACACCATCCCACCTACTCGCAACTTCAACTACACGAAATACTTTTAAGCCATACTTGAAAGATACTTCTCTCACCAGAGGGAAGGCTTCATCCTCCATTAGGAGTTTCTCTCCTGACTCCATACCACCAAACATATATCTACTCATCATACTTCTCCTTAGTATTGTTCAACTTCTTTACCATCAACTGTTATAGTTACACCCCAATCACTCGCTGGGTAATGCTTACCCATTTCATAGTCTATGGGTTTCAGAACCGAAGGATTGTTACGGAAGATTTCCTTGTTCAGTTTGCGTCGCATAGCATCGTAGACAGACTCTAGGTTTAGAGGATTAGAACTGTAATAGTTATTCGTGGACTTGTGATAAGAAATTCTGCGTCTCACATTCATGACATCGTGAGCAACGCAATACAACATAGCTGAATCCAATGGTGCGGTAGACAATCTATTCTGAGCCTCACTGTGTAAGTTAGAAGTATTTATACTCACACCCCATCCATCGTGGTCTTTAGTAGCCCCCAACTCTTCTAGTATGTCGTATGCCATATCTATGAAATCCTCAGACCTCATTGACTTCATCATCACATCAGAGATTTTGTAGAAGTCCACATATTGTTTAAGAAAGTCTTTAGCCACCTTACGCATGACACGCTGACCTGTCACTTGGTAAGGAGTGAGAGCTTGCATTGTGTCGCAGTCAACTCGCATACCTTTGTAGATTGGATGAAATACTTCGTTTCTGTAATTGTTATATATCATCCCACCATGTCGTGAACTTCTACAAAAGTAACCATGAGACCACGCTGACATGATGGTGTTGTCGCCCTGACCATAATAACTAGCGGTAAACTCAAACGAGTTATCAGGTCTTACGATACCAATCTCACGTGGATGAGTTTCATATCTGATATATCTCATAGGGTCGGT